GCCATCAGCCTGCACGCGCCCAACGACACGCTGCGCAAAGACATCATCCCCTGGGCCAGCTTCGTCAGCATCCAAGACCTCATCGATGCCGGCCGCGACTACTTCAACGCCACGGGCCGCGAGATCACGCTGGAGTACATCCTGCTGTCGGGCGTCAACGACCTGCCCGAACACGCCCACGAGCTGGCCGCGGTGTGCCGCAAGCTGCGCTGCAACGTCAACCTCATCCGCTACAACGAAGTCGACGGGCTTCCATTTAAACGCCCCGCCGACGGCGACGTCCACATCCGCGCCAGCCGCGGCCGCGACATCGCCGCCGCGTGCGGTCAGCTGCGGCACGAAGCCGCGGGTGTGTAGCGCCAGGGGCCGAGAGGCCGAGAGGGCGAGAGGCCAAGCCGTTTTGTATCAAGCAACCCCGTCATTCCCGCGCAGGCGGGAATCCAGCACGTGACAAAAGAGCTCGGCCACGTGCAACCCCAGCCCTTCACCCCACGACACCGTTTGCCGCCTGCCGTCCGTGCCGGGTACACTCGGCGCCCCGCCCGGATTTTCCGGCTGTTTCCGGAGCAGCAGGTCGCAGGTTCGAGCCCTGCCGCGGTCATTGAAGGCGGACCGGCCAGCGGGGCCGGCGTGAAGCCCCCAGGCGGGGGGCAGCAGGCCAGACCAACCCCAATATCACGCGCGTAATAGATGACGCGCATCACCCCAGACGGAGCGACCCCATGGCCAAGAAGAAACCCAGCACGGGCGGCACCGGCAAAACCGGAAGCGGTAAGGGCCCCATCAAGATCGGCAAAGGCTCCTCCACCGGCTTCACCGTCGGCAACGGCATCGAGACCCGCAGCAAAGACGGCGCGGCCCTCCAAGCCGGCGCCAGCAAGCGACCACCGATCGAAAAGGCCAGCACCCGCCCCCCGGTCACCCCCCCAGATTCTGACTGAACGTTTAGCCGACGACCCGGCCCACCGATGGTGAAGCCATGAACGACACCACCCAGCCCACGCTCCTGCAGCAGCGCTTCGCCGCCGACCGCGACTACCGCTATCACCTCGCTCGCGCCGCGTGGCTGCTCTGGGCCGACCGGACCTTCACCGTCGCCGCGCTGCTCGCCGGCACCTCCACCGTCGTCTCGCTCGCCAGCAAAGCCGGCCTGGTCCTCCCCGCCGCGCTCGCCACCGGCGTCGCCCTGGTCTCCCTAAGCCAGATCGTTTACAGCCCCGCACGCAAGGCCGCTTACCACACCCGCAAGGCGCAGGAATACCGAACGCTCCACCACTGGATTGCCAACCGCGACGAAGACACACCCGGCGTGCGCAAAGCCGTCGCTGCCCGCGTGCTCGAAGTCGAAGGCGATGAGATCGACTTCCACCGCGTCGTTGACCTCGTCGCCCACAACGAAGCCGCCGTCGTTATGACGCTCCCGCACGAACTCGTCCACGTCACCGCGTGGCAGCGGCTCACTCAGCACGTGCTCAAACACCGCGGCCTCAACGCCCCGACCGTCAACGAGCGGGAGCAAGCAAGGATCGACCGCAAAACGCAACCCCAACCGACGACCGCCCCCGCAGGAACCCCCTGAAAACTAAACGAAAACACGCCGCAGCTTGACTTGCTGCGGCACCTGATACAATCGTCTGTCGCTGGCAGAATTGGCATTTCTGCCGACCGCGTTTGCACCGCCAGCTAAGACGAAAATGTCCACCCGGCTGATTACCGGGTGGGCTTTTTTTTTGCGCCCACTTGACAGGCCGAGAATCTTTAGGCACGATCGCTTTTGCAAACGCGATCGGCGACGACTAATCATCGTCAACCACCGACCGCAACCAAGCTCACGCCGGCCGATACCCGTCGCCCGGCAAAATCGGCCCCTCCGCCGACCGCTGTTCTACGCTCACGCGTAGCCGCGATCGCACGGGCCGGAAAGGCTCCGCGTTGATCGGCCTCGGCTCCACCATCTCGAACAACAACCCGCCAGCGGCGGCGCCAACGCGCCACGCAGGCTTTGGCTTTCCGGGGTTCGTCGCCCGGTCAACGCCTCTAGCAACCCCGTCGGCTCACGCCGGCGGGGTTGTTTCTTTCGCGTGCGGCCAGGTTGGACGGCTGTCGCGCACTGCCCGGGCTCGTTGCTCGCGGCTCATGAACCCGGGGCCGGCCGCGTATCGGCCGGCCCCGGGCTTTCCCGCCTCCCCTCCGCGCTCGCTGGCCGACTGGCTGGCGGGCGCCTTTGTTCCGGTCGCGCTCGCCGCGGCCTGACGCTCTGACCCGCGGCACGGATGTCGCGGCCCCGCTCTCTGAACCTCTGACGGATCGAACATGCCCGACCGACTCACCCACGTACAACGTCCCGGCGCACCGGGTCGTGAACAGATGGCCGCCGACTTCCCCGCTGGCGGCGACCTCTCGGTCACCTACTCAGCGCATCACGACCGCTGCGACCTCATGCGGCACTGGTGGGACACCATGAGCCAGCACCCCAGCCTCAAGAAGTCGGCAGCAGCCTGGCGCATCGCCAGCCTCATCATCTCCGAGGCCCGCTACTACCTCAACGACCGCTGGCTCGTGCTCCGCTTTACGGTCGGCGAACTCGCCGAGCGACTCGCGGTCCACGCAAACACCGTGCAGCAGGCCCTGGACAAGCTCGTGGGCGCGGCGCCCCGACTGCTCGAACCCAGCCAAATCAGAGGCAACGGCGACCGCCGCTGCTGGGTGCTCTACGCCAGCGAAGCGGCCGCCCGTCTTGGTGATTCCGATGACCAGCAGTCGTTCGATTTCAACGCGAAGCCCCTAACAGATTCGGCCGACAACGCTGCGCCCACTGTGCTTTCTGGCAACGGCGCCGACGAAAAAACACAGTGGGCGCGCCCACGCGCCGGCGCGCCGGCGCGCCCACTGTGTTCTCCACCCCAAACCCAACCCGAAAAACCACAGTCGGCGCGCCCAGTGGGGGCGGTCTGCGCTGGGGGGTTTGGGGGGCGCCTTGGTTTAAGAGAAGAAGAAAGAAAATTCTCTTCTTCTTCCTCATTTCCCGATCCAGAGCGCGCGCAACGTCAAGACGAAATCGACCTGCTCTGTTTGTTCGGGTCGCGTGCCGAGGCGTTGGTGGCCGCGTCCGAACTCCCCCCCAAGATCATCCGCGAAGTCGCCCGCGCCGAAGCCGAACGCGGCCACGGACCCGGCGACGCTCGGCTGCTCGCCGCGCTCGAACGGCGGCTGCGTCGAGAGCAGATCAAGGGCGAGCGGTCGGCCGCGAAGCAAACGGCGGCCACGCCCACCGGCCCCGACCCCGCCGCCGACCGTCGGCTTGTCCGCAGCCTGTCGGCCGAGCGTCTGGCCGACCTCGTCGGGCAGGCCAGCGCCGCCGTGGACCACGCCACCGCGGCGCGATGGGCCGACCTCCCGCACCCCGCCGAAGACGTTGACCTGCGCAGTGTCGTCGCACGACTCGCCCGCCAAACCACGCCGGAGCCCGCCCGTGTCTGAACCCACCCCCGACCACCACCTGCTGGCCTGCGTTCGGCAGCAGCTCACCGCGCAGCTGCGGCCCGCGGTCGCCGAGCCGATCGCCCACGCCTACATCCGTGCCGACGACCCCGGCAGCGCACCCCGCGAAATCGCGGCCGCCACGGTCACCCGCATCCTCGCCGGTGTCGGTCAAGCCCTCACCGACCCCGGCGTCCAGCCCCTGCTGTCTTGGTCCTCGGGCGTCCGCATGTCGCCCGAGTTGCTGCCGCCGTCATTGCGGCTTGCGGCTGCCGCGAGCACCGGCGGCTCGCTGGTGTTTCACCGCGAGGCGCTCGCCCGCGCCGTCGAATGGCTCGACGTCGCCCTGGCCGCGGGCCGCAACGCCAGCGGCAGCGCCGACCATCACGAACGGCTCGCCCAGCTCGCCTTTGCGCTCGACGCCGTTAACGACATCCGCCGTGACGCGCAGCCGCCCGCCGACGGGCCAGACGCGGGGAGGGCCGCATGAGCGACGACCACCGTCTAGCCCGGTTCGGCATCATGGTCGCGGCGGCGTTGCTGGTCTACGTCGTCTTCATGGCGACGCGCTGCGAACTGTCGTCGCACGAGACCACGCTGCGGATCATGTACCCCTCGACGGAGGGCGCCGAGTGAACCGCCCCGACCTCCTGGTGCTCTACGTCGCTCTGGGCCTGCTCGTCTGGCTCACCGGCGGCGCCGTCGTCGGCCCGCTCATCGCCCGCGCCCGGCGCCGGCAGCAGCAGCTCGAAGACGTCGACGAAGCACGCGACCAGCAGGAGGCCGCGCGATGACCGCGGCCGCCCCCGTCAATCTCGGCCGCCGCGTCACCGTGCGGCACGACGTGGCTGCCTACGTCGCTTTACTCGACACCCACGCCATCGTCGGCAAGGTCATGGTCTGGGAGCGCGTCCGCGACGACCCGGGCCGCTCCGTCGTGCTGCGGCTCTACGCCGACACCGTTACCCCCGACGCCCGACGCCTCTCGCTCTGGCTCCAAGTCGGGCCATGGCCCGCCGGCGACGGCCGCGCCGGCAGCGGCCTGCGGGCCGCCGCTCGACGCTGCGTCCGTGACGCCATCGGCTCGATCGACCGCGCCGCCTGGCGGCAAGGCGCCAGCCTCCGACTCGCTCTCCCTCTGACCCACCCCAACGCCGAGACCCTCGCATGACCCCGCCCGCCACCCTCAAGATCCCAGACGGCACCGACATCACCAGCACGAAGCCCGCGCGGCGCAAGCGAGCGCCCAAACGCGCGGGCAAAGCCCCCGCTGTCCGCGTCGTGAAGCCGGGCGCAAAGCCCACCAGCTCAACCAGCCTTGACCTGCTCGAAGTCGGAAAGGTCCACCCCGTGCCCTGCGTGCTGATCGACCCGTGCCCCTGGCAGCCGCGGCAGGTGTTCGAGCCCAACGCGCTGGAGCTGCTGGGGCTGTCGATCAAGAAGCACGGCCAGCAGCAGAACGGCACCGGCCGCGTGGTCGATGGACGCGTGCAGCTGATCGCCGGCGAGCGGCGCCTCCGCGCGTGCAAGCTCGCCGGCGTCCGCGACTACCTGGTCAAGATCGTTGAAGCCACCGACGCCGAGGCGGTCGAGCTGGCCGGCGGCGAAAACCTGGAGCGCGAGCAGCTCAACGCCATCGAGAAGGCCACGCACTACCAAGCCATGATCGACGTGGCCGGCCACACCCAGCAGCAGGTGGCCGAGCGGTACAAGGTCAGCCAGCCCACCGTGGCCCAGCACCTGGCCCTGCTCAAGCTGCCCGAGGTGTGGCGGCAGCGGGTTATTACGGGCGTGATACCGGCGACGTGGGCGCGTGAGCTGGTGGCGGTCGCCGAGCACCCCGGCGTGCTCGACGCCTGCGAAGACGAGTGGAAAGACCTGCGTGAAAGTGATCCGATCGATTCGCCACGCGAGTTTAAGGAGCTGATCCACGAAGCCGTCGGCCGGGTCAGCCGTGACCTTGGTGAGAGCTGGCGGGTTCACTTCAAGATGACGCCCAAGCGGCGAAAAGAGCTGTCGCCCGTCACGATCAAGACCCCGTGGGGAGGCAGTGAGACGGTCACCTTCAACGTCGCCCGGTTCGACGAACTTAACGCCGAAGCCGCCGCTCGCCACGCCGCCGGCGGAAAGCCCAAGCCCGCCAAGACCTCCGGCGGCAAAGCCGATCCGGCCGCCGACGCCGCCCGAGCCAAGAAGATCCTCGCCCGCCGCTTGTGGGCCAGCCGCTGCCGCTGGCTGGCAGATCAGTGCCGCCAGCAGCTGGACGCCAACCCCGTCACTGCACACGGCGTCGGCCTACGCCTTTTCATCACGCTGGCCGGCAACCCCGGCCGCCGCGCCAGCACCCACCACACCATCGCCGAGGCCGTGCGGTCGCTCGGCAGCAAAGGCCGCGGCGGCGACCTGCACCGCGTCGATCTCTTCGCCACCCTCACTCACGCCAACGAAACGCGAGCCGCCGAGAACCACGAAGCCACCATCGCATCCGTCATCCGCGAAACCGTCCGCAGCGCTCTGCTCGACGACCCCACCGATTACGGCGCCGCGTTCACCGCCGAGCAAGTCGCCGCCGCCGCCGACCTGCTCGGCGTGAAGATGGCCGACGACTGGAAGCTCGACGACGACTTCTTGCAGCTGCACACCAAGCCCCAGCTGCTCGCCCTGGCCAAAGAGTGGAAGCACACCCCGCAGAGCGAAAAGCGCGGCGACCTGATCGCCGAGCTGCTCCGCGACTGCGCCGACGCCCCGGCCCCCAAGTCGCTGCTGAAAGCGAAGGCGCCGCGATGAGCCTACCCACCCCCACCGAAATAGTGGCCTGCGCTCGCGAGCGCAGCGACGCCAAAGCCGACACCGCAAAAGTGGTCTTGCGGCTCTCCGTCTCTGACGCGATTGCCCTTTCCGAGCTGCTGATCTACGCGCAAGCCTCCGCGCTCTCCGGATTCAATCCCTCGCTTCGTCAAACCGGGACGCGAGCAAGCGAGGCCCTGATTGCCACCTTGGAGGCGGGTGGCTACGTCGCCAACGCCAAGCTATTCACCAACGGGATGGCCGCGGCGAGAGGCAAGGCCCCCGCATGAGCGCCGGCCCCCGCCTACCCCTCGCCGTCGCCGCCGACCTCGCCTCGCGGATCTGCAACGCCCTGGCCCCGCACGTCGAGCGCGTGGAAGTCGTCGGCGGCGTGCGCCGCGGCGCCGTCGAGGTGGGCGACATCGACCTGCTCTGCATCAAGTCACGCACCGCCAACCTGCTGGGCCAAGACGACGGCGCCCCGGTGGACGACCTGCTGGCCCGGTGGGTCCGCGACGGCCGCGTCGTCGCGCGGTCGGGGTGTAAGCCCGGCTGGAAGCACGCCAGCTTCTACGCGGCGGCGCGGCCCGACTTCCCCATCGAGCTCTATGCGTGCGCTGCGGACAACTGGGGGCTCTGGTCGGCGATCCGCACCGGCCCGGCGGGCCTGTCGCGCCAGCTGGTCACGCCGGCGGGGACGAAGACCCGCTGCGGCCTGCCCGGCCTGCTGCCCGGCCACCTGTCCATCCCCGACGGCTCGGGGTTCCGGCTGCGGCGGCGTGACGACGGCTACGACCCCGGGGTCCACGGCTGCGGCGGCAACCTGCACACCCCCAGCGAGTCCGACGTGTGGCGCCTCTACGGGCTGCGGCGGCAGCCGGTGGTCGGCCGGCGTTCCTTAGACGCGGCCGCTCTGGCCGACGCGCGTCTGGCGGTGACGGCATGACCCGGCGCCTGCTCCATTCCCCGAGGGAAGCTGTAGCGATAGGCGCGGTCGCGCCGGCGCTGCGGTCGGTCGGCGTGGCAATCCCCCGAACTTCGACGCCGGCCCGCAGAGAACGGGCAGCCTTTGGCCGGTACTCCCCTATGAAAAGACCCGCCGGCGAATCGCCGGCGGGCGCAGCCCAAGGTCCGCGACTGCACCGCGGCAGAGGCCAACGCGATCGTAGCGCGTTGGCCTGTCTGCTGGGTGCCGCCGCACGGAACGCGTCGGAAGATCCCCGCACGGATGCTCGGCTCTATCGCCGCGCCCCTGGGCGGCGGAAAGGTTTCGCGTGTCCGATCTCTTCCACCCCGACGCGGGGGCACTCACGTTGAAGGCCGTCGTCGCCGACTACCTCCGCGCCGCCGCACGCCGCTACCAGAAGCACGGCGAGCAGACGACCGAGTTGCGCAATCAGACGCGCGTGCTCGACCTGTACTTCTGCGACTTCGCGCCCGCACCAGGCCGCCGGCTCGGCGACCTCGCGCCCGCCGAACTCACCACCGACGACGTGGAGGCGTTCGTCCACTGGCTCGCGACGCTGCCCGGCCGCGGGTGGAAGGTGCGGCCCTCCAAGAACGTCGCCGGCGTCAAGAACCCCATCACGGTCGGCACGGTGAACAAGTACCGCTGCTACGTCGTGCTCATGCTCAAGTGGGCGCACAAGCGGCGGAAGGTCAGCCGCGACGTGCTGCGCGAGGCCGAGGATGCCGAGCGGATCGTCCCCGGCCAGACCAACGCGCGCACCACCGGGAAGGTCGCCCCCATCGCCGACGAGGTCATCGTCGCACTTTACACCTACTGCCGCCGCTACGCCCGAGAACTTCTGCAGGGCAAGCTGGACAACGCCAAGCGGGCGGGCATGGGCAAGGCGCGGCAGTGGTCGCGGGCTTGGCTGCTGACGGCGATCGCCATCGAACTTCACCGCGAGCTTGGTTGTCGGCCCGAGGAACTCGTCACGCTCTCGCTTGGCCAGGTGCACTGCCTGCCGCCGCGCGAGGACGGCAAGCACCCCGGCCGGCTCTACCGGCCCACGTCGTTCAAGACCGAGCACAAGGGCGGCGTCCGCGAGATGTGGGTCTCCCCCCGCGGCTGCGAACTCATCGACGAGGCCGCCGGCATCGCCGGCACCGACTACGGCCAGCAGCTGCTGGTGTTCAAGTCCAAGCTCGGCCCCGACGACCGGCTCTTCCAGTGGAAGAGCGACAACGTCGGGCACGCGGTGAGCGCGTACAGCACGCAGATCGGCCGGGCCGCCGAACGCGCCGGGTTGCCCACCGGGTCGGCCAACCAGATCCGCCACTCCTTCGCGGAGTGGGGCATCAAACGCAACCCCGAACTCACGCGGCGGCAGATGGGCCACGCGTCGATCGAGACAACGATGCGCTACGTCGCCGACGACGTGTCCGACGTCGCGGGCCTCTGGGATGAGGCCGACGCCACGCTTCCGCCGCCGGCCCCCGATCCCGCGCCCGACCCCGAACCGCCGGCCGTCGTGGCCTCGGTCGATCCCGACCACCAGCTGCGGCTGGTTGGCACCTGACCCCAACGAGGCCCCCCGATGAACGCGTCTGCCCTTGTCCTGCTCACGACCGCCGCGCCGCCCACGTGCTGCGGCCGCCGCGCCCAAGAGACCCGGAAGCCCCGCCCTGGCGTGGCCATGCCGCGTGGCGGGTGGGCGACGTTGCCCGCCGAGGACTGGGAATCGTCCTGGCGATGCGTCGTCTGCTGGGCCGAATGCGGCCCCTCCCAAACCGCCGCCGCGCCCGCATAGATCTGCTGCTGTCGTAGCAGCCCCGACCTGCTGACCCGATCCCACGACATTCAGTGTCCGAAGCTGAACCACGAACCGCCGGCGACGCCGGCAGAAAGACCCGATCCGATGGGCTCAACCTTCACCTCCACCGCGCACTTCGTCGTTGAAGAGTGCTACAAGTGCGGCGTCCCGTTCGGCCTGCCGCGCGACCTCCGGCAGAGTCGGCTTAACGACGGCGAGACCTTCTGGTGTCCCAACGGGCACGACCAGCACTACACCACCAGCAACCTGCAACGCGAGCAACGCAAGGCCGAACGCCTCGCCGCCGAGCTTCAGCGCGAGCGTGCCCAGTCCGACCAGGACCGTGCCCGACTGCGCGACCAGCTCAAAGACCAGAAGCACCGCACCCGCGCGCAGAAGGCCGCCAAGACCCGGATCAAGAACCGCCCCCGACCTGCTGACCCGATCCCACGACATTCAGTGTCCGAAGCTGAACAACAGCCAGCAAAAAATCTATGAGAAACACCACCCAACACAAGATGGTAGCGACGCTCGAAGACGATGGCCACGCTCAATTTGAGATTGAAATCGACCTCGACGCGCTGCTGGACCACCTCGCCAAATCTGACGCCTGTGTACGAACCGGTAAGGCCGATCGCCTTGGCGGCAGCATCAAAGTTCGGATGACCGAATACCAGCCGCCCGAATGACCCCCAACCCGCCGGCGACGCCGGCAGAAAAACACCATGCACATCGGCCAACTGCTCGACGCCACCTACCCCGACGCGGCCTCGCCTCAAGACGAACCGCTGCACCTCGATTGGTCGGAAGCGTTCGACCCTCAACCCGCCGGCGACGCCGGCAGAAAGCAACACGATGCCACAAAAGAACCTGACCCCCGAAGAAGCAGAAGAACTGTCGAAGATCACCGAAGGCGCTGACATCAGTTGTCCAATCATCGCCAGGGCTCTGCGAGCTATCGAGCGGGACAAGCCCTGGGCTATCCACATCGTTCCGCCGATGGGCCGCTACAGCGGGAAGGGACATGTCCCGTATTTCGGAGCTATCGCGACGAACGAGGGGCGAGAGGCGATCGAACGCGCCGCGCAGCCCGCATAACCGCGGCCACCTGCTGCAACACCATCCCGCGCCTTTCAGCCTGTCCGGCTGAATGACCACCACACCCCCGCGAAAGGATCGCACCATGCTCACCGCCACCCCAACCACCGACCCTCCGGGCGTCCGCGCCGTCACGCCACCACTGCCTGTTGCGCCTGTCCTCTCGCCCGAGGCCGTCGGCGTCTCCGTCCGCACCCAGCGGCCGCTGCGGTGCCCCCGCTGCACCGGCACCGTGCTTATCGAGCGGGTCGGCAGCGAGCAGGACCGCGACCTCATCACCGCCGAGTGCTGGCGATGCGACGCGCTGCCGGTCCACGTCTCGATCGGCGAGCGGGGCGACGTGCGTGCGTGGATCCGCCAAGACCCCGCCCGTAAGACCATCGACCCCAACCGCCCCGAGAAGTGATCACCCCCAAGGGAGAGAGAGCCGCCCGCGACGTTCGCGGACGGCCCCCTGTGTCGGGCGTCGCCCCAGCCGTGAGAAGCAAAGCGACGCCCAAATCGAAAGGATTCGACCCCATGACTGTATCGACCGCCCCCGCCCCCGTCACCGACCAAAACGCCCCGGCCGCCGTGGACGCCGCCACGGCCACGCTGCCGCCCACGCTGTGGCCCCAGGGCGGCCCGGCGCCCGACCTGGTCGTTGTCGCCCGCCGCCGCATCGACGCCGGCTACTACGACGACCCCGAGCTGCTGGACCTCACCGCCGGCGTGCTCGCTGACGTGCTCCGCACCCACGCCGCTTCGCGGCCTCTCGGCCGCGGCGGGCTTTCCGCAGAACCCGCCGTGAGCAAGAGCAGAGACAACGAAACCCGCAACCGCTACCGCGCGCACACCATCGCCGAACGGATGTTCACGAACGGGACCGGCCAAATCGCCGATCGTCTCGTGCTGACCGCCAAGGACGGAAAGGATCTCGGCGGCTGGTGTTTCGGCGCCTTCGTCGATCACGTCGCTGAAGCTCTCGACGAGCTTGACGCCGCGCGTGAAACAAGCCCCGAGGCGGGAAGCACCCCGCGGCCCGCATCCAAAAGAAAACCACCCCCGGCACCCCCTGCCCCGCCCCGACCCACGAAGAGGCCTTAAACCACCACCCCGACCCGCCGCGGGGGCAGTTACACCCACTGCGGGTCCGAAGGCTTCGCGTCTGCGTCGATCTCACTCCGGCAGGGATCGGAACATGCAAGCCGCACCTCTCCGCCGACAAACCGAGTCCGCCAACCGTCTGGCGGGTCGCACCCGGCGTGCGTGAAAACCATCGGCGCTTCTTTCCCGCATTGATCGCATATCGCTGTGACAGGCATGTCTTCATTTTAGCTCTATACCCACCCGCTGACCTGCCCGCTGCCGGCATTACGCGCGTAATACTTTTCGGATCCACCATGCCCGACACCCTCACGCTCTACGTCATCACCGCCAACACCAGCGACTACCCCGGCCGCCACGTGGTGCGCCGTCACCACGTGGGCCCCGGGACCGTCGGCGTGGACTGCCGGCCGGTCGCAGTCGCGGCGGACCTCGACGGCGCCCGAGCCTCGGTGCCCGACGGTCTGCATCGCTTGCCGCCCGATCCCACCGACGACCCGGTCATCGTTGAGAGCTGGCTGTGATCGAGTTTCTCGACGGCCCGGCCGTCGTCGCTGACGACCTGGCCCTGTTCGACGCCCCCGAGTGGCTCCGCGTCGTGCAGGCTACCGACGGCACCTGGGACGCGCTCGACGCGCCCGACGACACGCCTCGCGCGTCGGAGCGGATCCACGTCTACCGGCGCGAGGGCGCCGCGGGTCGGATGTTCATGGACTACACCACCAAGGGCGGCCGCCGACGGGGCGAGTCATGGTCCCGCGCGTCGTACCGGTGGTGTCTGCATCAGCCGCCCGACGCGGTCGCCCGCGACGCCGACGCCTGGGCGGCCTGGTGCGCCAGCGACGGCGCGGTCGCGGCGTTGCCCGTCGGGGCGCAGCAGGACCTGTTCGGGTGATGCGTGATGTTCTGAGTTAAACCCCCGAAACTCACGGGCTGGCTTCGGTGCGATTCTTTCGAGCTGCGGCGGTGTTGTACGGTGGTCGCGTAGCTGCCCCCGCCTCTCTCAACTCCAAAGGACCACGCCATGGGATCACGTCACGTTCAAATCGCAAACAAGAGCTGCACGCAATGCGGGCAGAACGTGAAGGCGGAGCGCAACGCGTCGCAGATGGGGTGCGGCGACCTGGTGATGGTGCTGCTCACGTTTGGGCTGTGGGTGGTGATCCGCCAACTGTTTAAGAAGCCTTGGCTCTGCACGCAGTGCGGGTCGAAGGTTTAGAGGATCACGTCAGATGCTGAAACTGCGGGGCTCCGATGGCTCGCAGCACGTTGCTGCTTATGCTGCCGAATAGGTCGGGAGAGCTAAAGCTATCAAACTCCCCCGCGCCGGGAATCTGCGCGGGAAGCGGGTTGGGTGTTTCGGAAAAATCATTCGACTGTAACGAAACAGAGTCAATAGAGCCGGCGGGTATGTTCGCCGAGCCGAACCATTCAAGCAGATCGCTAGTCTCTGTTCTTAGTGTGCCGCCAGGACCGGTGGGCGAACGCTCAAAAAGCGTTGTAAATGCTTGGATGCTCTGAATTGCGGGAAGCCCCGGCGGGTGCGGTTCGGTCGTCGCGGCGATGCCCCCGCTCTGCACCGCGGCCCGGGCAGATGAGAAAGCCTGTTGCCCATACGCGAACCGGTTGTAGCGAGGGAGCCCTGACGAAGACGTCCCTACGCTGTGACTCTCTATGAGACTAGCAAGCGCCTCCTGGTACACCTCGGCCACGGTGGGGGCAGAAAACGTGATGGCTTGAATCGTCCAGTCAAGGCTGCCGGCCGCTTCCCCGAACGTTCTTAGCTGATAAGACCGACCAGCGCACGCCCTGAGCACAGCCTCCAGCTCTTCGACGATCCACGGACCAACGTAGTCGTTGGCCCGCATCTCGCCGAAAGTCTCGACCAGATCGGGCGGGCTCTGCTGGTCGTCGCTAACAACCCACTCGCCATTGATCCGGTCATAAAACACGTTGTCCGGTTCAAGGCGCGCACGCCAGCCTTCCAGTGGCCATGTAGGCGTTGGCGCTCCGGAAAAGATCCCATCCCAAAAGATTAGTGGTGGCTCTCCCTCATCAATAGATTCGCTGCCGAACCCGACAGGCGCGCTTACGCCGATGAACCGCCTAAGCCCAAAATTAGTTTGCTCTGCTACCACTACCCCGACCGTGGCCGGCCCATCGCCGCGCCCCAAGCCGACCAGATCGCCGTTAAATGCTCGACCAAGCGTGCGAGGGTATCGCCGCGTCCACCCGTGGCGGTTAAGCCCGGCCAAGTGATAGGCGCCGTTGTTAATGGGCGTTGTAGCCAGCGGCATTACCGTTTGCGACTGAAGACCATCGATCGGGTCTAGGCTCACTTGCAGAAGCTGGTGCGCGCGAGATTGCAGATTGGACCAAAAGACGGGGTCTTGCAAATCTTCGCCGGCTTCGATGAGGTCAAGCTGTCCGCTGTCGGACCAGAAGACAACAAGCGATCGCTCGTTGATCGCCCTGATGATCTCATTGATCCGGTCAACGCTGCTCCACTCGCCGCTCATTCGTGCGCCCTCAACCAGTCCCAATGCACGTCCCCGTCGTCGTCGCTGGCCTTGGTCAGCGGCATGTGGCGCTCGCCGCCAGGTGGAAACGGCGACGCCTGAAGAAACACCCAGCTGGTTCCCGCGTTGTACACGCGCACGAACCGATCGACGGGTACGTTGGGACTCCTGTTGAGCTCTGTCAGCGCCGGGAGCACGCCGAATCCCCAGCGCAAGCCCCCATCGGTTTCGGCGATCGTCTGGCCGGAACTCATCACTTGATCGGCTTCATACTGGCCATTTTCCCCTCCGCCGGTGATCCGGGCGAAGACTCGGCTAGCGGCAGCCGGCGTAGGACGCCGGCGCCGCGGCCCGCGCAGGTCGAGCACCTGCCCCTCGACCGTCTGCACGACGTTGCGGATGCGCTCGACGCTCGCGTCGGTAAACGTGTTGGCGCCGCTCATGCGTACACCGCCAGGTTGCTGCGTTCGTAGGGCTCGCGTTCGATCTCTGCGGGGGCTGCGGTGGCGCTGCTTGCCGCGCTGCCCTCGCCGTCGAGAGGGTAAGGGGTAAGCACGGGGTTACCCTCCGCGTCCGTGATCGGGGTGAGGTTCCCGTCGTCGTCCAGCTCGTACAGGCCGCGGTCTTCGAAGGTGTCGTCCCACCCGCGGCGATTCAGGGCCAGCACGGTGGTGCGCTGAAAGTAGGTCACGCCGTTCTCTTCGAGCGGCCCGCGAAAGTCGATCGAGTCGGCCCGGGCGGTGCCTTCGGCAAAGGTGATCTGAATGACGGGGACGCTGAAGCTGGCCGAGTTGATCGTGTCGGTGGCCAGGTCGAGCTGGTTGGCGTTGACGCTGCCGACGTTGCGGGTGATGGTGAGCCGCGGCCGGCTGACCACGCGCACCGGCTGGCTGTCGAACAGCTCGCCGGCCGACGTGGCCACGATCTCGCCGTTGACGTCGCGGGTGTAGGGCTCCGCCGTCTGCGTGCCGGTCCAGGCGTATGCGGCGGGTGCGTCGAGCGGGCTGGTTTCGTCGCCGCTGTCGTCGTCGCTGTCTCCGTCGTCGCTGTCGTAGTTGACGACGACGCGCGCGGTGCGGTTGTCGATCCGCTCGGCCTGGGCGTCTCGGCGTAAGGCGTCGGGGTGTAGTGCGCTAAACGGTTCGTCACGGGCGGGGATGCGTTCGACTTCGGAGGCGGTGTCGACCGCCTCGGCACTGACCGCTTCGTCCACGCTATAGGCCCCGTCAAACACGACCGTGTAGACCCGTTGGCCGGTCTCGCTCTCGCGGCCGTCTTCGAAGTTCTCGGATTGCAGAGTGATGGTGGCGACGGACATGGTTAGAGCTCCACCACGGTGATGGCGGGGGCCGTGGACGTTTCGCCGCGGCGGGCCTGGTTGGTCTGGCTGCGGCGGTCAAGCCGTTGCAGCAGTTCGTTGGTGCGGCGGCTCTCGGCGAGCTGGGCGGTCTGCACCGGGTCGGCCTGGGGCTGGTCGGCGCCGGTGCGGGCTTCGGCGGCGGCGCGGAACGCGGCGAGCTGCGCCTGAGCCGACCCGGCGCGGATCGCCTCGTTCGGGCCGGCCTTTTCGCTGGGCTTGTCCTTGTCGTCGAGCGTTTCGGCGGCGGCCAGGGCCTCGGCGGCGCGTTGAAGCTGGTCGGCGGTGGCGCCGGCGGCTTGCAGGCCGTCGAGCGTCCGCTGGCTCTGGTCTTTGCCGCTGTCGGCGGCGCGGCGTGGGCGCGGGCGAGCTGGTCGGCGGTGGCGCCGGCGGCTTCGAGCCCTTCGAGTTGCAGCGTGATCGGGTCGGCAGTGGCGGCGCGGAGCTTGGCGTCGAGCTGGTCGAGCTGCTTGGTGACGGCGTCGGCCGCGCCGCCGGCGTCGGGGTCGGCCACGGTGGGCGCCGGGCCCTTCGCCTGGGCGGCCGCTGCGACGGCTTCGGCGGTCGTCTGGGCTTCCTTGCGGATCTGGCGTAGCGACTGCGTGACGGCCCGGGTGTTGGCGCCCTGCTCCCACGCGCGGTAGGCACGTCGCGCCTGATCCTGGGCGTCGTCGGCGGCGTCGGTCAGCTGCTCGGTCAGGTCGTCCAGCATCCCGCTGGCGGCGATTTCGACGCCGGGGATAAGCGACACGATGTAGGACATGGCCGCGTCGATATCACGGATCGCGCGCACGACATTCGCAATCCCCCGCAGCCCGATGGACACCAATTGACGGAAGCCAGCGATCGGAAGTTGGAAGGCGTCTACGATTCCGGCGATCTTCACCGCGACGCGGTCCACGGCGCCCACGATCGACGACGCCGCCCCCTCGCCCGCCCCGGCCCACGCGGTGAAGCGGTCCGCAGACGCGGCGACGATCGGGGCCAGCTCGATGGCCAGTGTGTTGGCCAGGCCGGTGACGGCGGTGGCCGCGCGGGTCGATGCGTCGTTGGCGGCTTCGATCTTGGCGGCGTCGATACGGTCGAAGGCGATGCCGAGCTTGGCGGCTTCGGCGGTTGTTTCGTTCAGGCCGGCCGATCCTAGCGCCAGCGTGTTGACCAGTGCGGTGCCTTGGCGACCGAAAATCTGATACGCCAGCGTGGTGCGCGTGGTGCGGCTCTCGACGGCAGCGAAGGCGTCGGCGATCGCGCGAAACTGATCATCAACGCTGAGCCGGGCGAGTTTCTCCACGTCCAGCCCCAGCTCGGCGAACGCCAGGCGTGCGGTGCCGGTGCCGCGGGCGGCCTCACCCACGCTGCGCTGCAGCCGGGCCAGGCTCTTGTCCATGGCGTCGCTGCCGGCGCCGGTCAGCTCGGCGGCCAGCCGCAGGCCTTGCAGCTCGCGCGTGTTGATCCCGATGCTGTCGGCCAGTTTGGCGGCCGCGTCGATGTCTTCGGCGCGGCCCCGGTACAGACGGCTGATGGCAGCGCCCGCGGCGATCGCCGCCACGGCGGTGGCTCCGGCGGCGATGGTGACGCTGCGGCCACTGGCTCGGGCCAGGTCGGGGGTGCGGCGCAGGGCGCCGTTAAGCCGCTGCTGGGCGGTCAGGTGGCGCAGCACGGCCCGGCGGCCTTGGCCGTGCTCTTCGGCCAGGCGGTCCAGGCTGCGGGCGTAGGTCTGGGCCGTAATGCGGCCGCTGCGCTGCAGGTCGCGCAGGTCGGCCACTTCGGCGGCGTAGCGTTCGCTGCTGGTGCGGGCGCGGTCGGTGAGCTGGGCGGCCCGGCGGTCAGCGGCGGCGCTGGCTTCTGCGGCCCGCACACGGGCCTGGGCAGCGCGGGCGGCCTTGAGCTGCTCTTCGGTCGCTCCGCGCTGGGCGAGCTGCTGTAGCTTCGCCTCGTTGCGGGTGAGCCCCACCGCGGCGGCCTGCTTTTCCATCCGCGCGGTGAGCCGTGCGGTCTGCCGGTCCGCGGCCGATGCGTTGGTGCGGAACTCGCCGATGTCCAGCACCAGCTTGCTCGAAATGTTGGCGATGGTCGGCATGGTGCGGCAAGGTCAGGCGGGCTCGTGGCGGGCCCGGTCGCGGCCGGTCATGGGCTTGGCGACGGCCGGGGGGGCGTCGTCGGTGGCCAGGGGGTAGACCGGCGGCAGGGCTTCGTCGTAGGTAATCCCCGGCGATCGGCTGCCGGTCTGGTGCAGGGCCAGGACCAGGCGGGCGTGGCGCATGTCTTCGCGGCTGTGCTCGCTCTCGCGCAGTCGCTCGAGCGCCAGGTGCTCGTCCAGCTCGGTGGCGTCCATCCGCCGCATCAGCTCGGCGGCGGTCATGCCCATGCGCTGGGCCAGCGTCAAGATCAGGCGGCGGCGTCGCCGCTTGGCGATTTTCCCGCGAGCTCGTCCATGTCTTTGGCGCCCAAGCCGTTCAACTCAAAGGCCACGGCGATTAGCGGCTCGATGTCGCGGGCGGGAAGTTTGGCGAGCTTGCTGGCGGCGTCGGGGTCACTAAAAAGCTGATTGCCTTCGGCGTCGCACAACGTGGCGGCCAGCAGCGCCCCGCGAACGTTGCGGGGGCCCGTGCTCTTGGCGGCGGTGGCCAGCTCCCAAGCGTCGCGTTCTTCGGCGGTCATGGCGGCAACGTGGGCGGTGCCGCCCATCGCTTCAACCGGTTCTGTGCGGCGCGGGGTCTTGAGAGCTTCGAGAATCGAATCGGCGGTGTGTTGTTTCATGGGTGGGACTCGGTGGGTTCGGTGGGGATTGATCGGGGTGCGTGTGGGCGTCACGCAAAACCCCGCGTGGCCGGTTACGGCCACGCGGTCAAGGTCAGTCTGCGGGGTCAGTGGCATCGACGACGGCCTTGGGGCCGCTGACGCGGACGGTGACCGTGCAAGTGACGATGCCCTTCACGTCCACGGGGGTACCGACGGCCTTGACGAATCCCTCGAAGGCGACGCCGCCGTTGTGGGTGGCGCCGTCCTGCTCGAACAGCACGCGGAACACGCGGGGCTCACCTTCAAGCTCGATCAGGAAGGCGAATTTGTTCGGCGTGTATTGGAAAGTGGCGGTCAGCTCGCCGTTGTCCCGCCAGCTCGCGCGGAAGGTCTTTGTGGCGTCCTCGCTCTTGGCGTGGGTGGTCTCGATTTCGTCGATCGAGCTGGCCGGCGGCGAGACTTCGGTGAGCTGCACAAGCGGCGAGAACGCGCCGGGGTTGGCCAGCGTGTTGCCGGCGGCAACTTCGAGGCAGACGTTGTAGCCGAGGGTGGTGTCGGGCTGGGGCATGGTGGGGGCTCCGTTACGGGGTGGGGGCGGTTGCGGCTGGGGGCTCGCGGAGGATGAAATCAAGATCGACGCGCACGCCATGCGTGCGGATGGCGCCCTCGCCGTCGCGGTGGTCGCTGGGCACGTCGGCCCGCTGGGGGTCGGCGTATCGCACGCGCACCTCGGAGTCGTCAGCCATGACGACGGCGCCGCTCCATCCGTTGAGGGCCTTCTCGGCGAGCTTGGCCAGGTCGCCGGCGCCCAGGTAGGTGGCGGCCAGGGCGATGACGCGGATGCTCCCCTTCTGCGCGTTGCTGGGGCCTTTGGCGTGGTCGAGCCGCGACGCGGGCCGGCGCTCGATCAGCAGCGCGGGCAGCGTCATGCGCTCGGGGCGCTCGGCGTAGTGGATGCCGGTAAGGTCCGACGCGATCAGGGCGGGGTTGAGGCGCAACAAGTGAAAGGTTGCTTCGGCGATCATTTGGCGATCCTCTTGGTTTCGCGGGCGACGCCGGCCTCGATCTCGGCCAGCATGGCGGCCTGGGCGGGCCCGTCGGCCTTCTCGGTGGCGCGTTGCAGGTAGGGGTTGCCGGGCACGAACGACCCGTCGGCGGCGATATGCCCGTCGTGGACCAGGTGGTGGTGCGGGGCCTTGCCGACGACCGACCCCACGACCGCCACGTGGGTGTCGGACTGGCGGTAGCTCTTCAGCGCCTTGTCTTGCGACGCCAGCAGGTTGCCGGTGGGACCGACGGGGGTGTTGGCTTCGATGTAGGCCTGCACCACGTCGGCGCCGGCGGCGACGGCACGGCGACCCACGCGGTTGGCGATGCTGGCGGGCAGCGCCTGCAGTGCCTTGCGTAGCGGCTCGCTGCTGTGGGCAAAGTCGAGTTTCATCGGCGCGGCCCCTCCCCCACGCCGGCGGGCGAGTGGTCGGCCAGCTCGAACTCGACGTAGCGGCCGCGGCCGGTCGGGTCGATCATTGCGGTGATGGCCAGCTCGCGGCCGGTGGCCAGCTCGACGACGCGGCAGGTGGTGTCGATCCGCAGCCCCGGCACGGTGCGCAGCTTGAGCCTCCAGGTGCCGGCGGCGGCGACCTGCTCGGCTTCGCGCCGCTCGGTGCCGCGCAGCTGGCGCAGCTCGCCGCGCACGGTGGCCACGCGACGCCAGGTGGTGACCTGCTCGCCGCGGGCGTCCTGGGTCGTCTTCGGCCGCTCGAAGGCGACGCGGTGGCGGAGGGAGCCGGATCTCACAGGATGGGCACCCGGTAGGAGTCGAGAATCGTGTCGATGGCGTAGGGGATCGGCCGCAGCTCGATCGGGGCGGCGGCTTCGGTGTTTTCGTAGTGGTGGGCGGCCAGCATCAGGACCGCGGCCCGCAGGTCTTCGGGCACGCGGTCGGGGGCGACGCCGGCGAGGTAGTCGATGCGGATCGGGGCCAGGCCCGACGACCAGACCGTGGGCCACTGCGTGCCGGGGTTGGGGCGCAGCCGGCCCATGCCGTCGCCGGCGTCGAACTGGTAAGCGTCGTCGGCGACGATCCGCTCTTGGCCCTCGGTGTCGGTGTAGGTGATGGCCAGCACGGACGCGGCGGGCGGCTGGGGCAGGTAAACGTCTTGGTTGCCCGGCCAGCAGTCGAGCGACAGCCGCAGCGTGCGGGTGACCAAGACGCGGTTAATCGACCGCTCGACCATGAGCGTGGCGGCGCCGATGAGCCGGGCGAACAGGCCGTCGTGCGAGCCGTCGTCGCCCTGCATGCGCAGGTGCGTTTTCAGCTCGGCCACGCTGACCGGGGGCTCGGCGGCGTGCTCGGTGGTGGTGACGGACTGGCTCATATCACGCGCGTAATACGGGGGCGGGGTGGCGGCCAGCGGCCGCCGAAAACCCCCGCGGCCGGGATGGCCACGGGGGTGGATCAGGGAGGTTCGGGGGTTTACTCGCCGGAACCAGCGGCGACGGCGTTCAGACGTGCGAACGCCTGCGGGTCGCCGGTGTTGCCGCCGTGGCGGCTAAACACAATGAAATTGACCAGGCCCTGCTTGGCCGACGTGTAGGGGTCGCGGATGATGTACGGCGAACTCACGTCCCGAATCGTGAACTTGCTGAAGCAGCCGAACACGGCGAGCGCGCTACCGGCGGCGGCGTTGCTGTAGCGCGCCAGCTCGTTGTTCAACACCATTTTGTGGCCGTCGATCATCTCGGGCTTGTCGCCGAACGCGGGCTGCCAGATGGGCCGGCCTTCGTTGTCGCGCAGCTTGCGAGCGTCGGTGGCGGTCGTTTGGTTGAACATGAACGCCGCCGACGGATCTTTCCAGTAGGCAGCGTCGATCCCGTTCTTGAGGTCGAAAAAGTCTTCGTAGCTCAACTCGCCGGCGGCGTTGGCGGCCACGCTGTTACCCGCGCGGGTCACCACGCCAAACGGCCGGTTGGTGCCGTTGCCGAGCGTGAACTCTTGGTTAACACGACGGCCGATGCGCTCCGACGCTTTGGCCATGATGTAGGCCTCGGCGTCAAAGGATGCGTCTTGCAGCAGCTGGAAGCTGACGGGGATTTCCAGGCTGGTGAAGGTGTAGGCCGAGAGGTCGGCGTTGCCGACCGCGGGCTCGCGGGTGCCCGCTTCATCCTCTTCGTCGGGGGCTTCGCCGATCAGGTCACCTTTGGTGACGTCATTGCCGGTGGGGATGGTGAAGGCGTTGCCGTCGGCGGTGGTCAACACGGTGGCGCCAGCTTCGCGGCAGCCGTCATAGATGGCCATTTGGTCCACGATCTGCGTGCCAGCCCGACGGGTGCCCACCACGCCGATACCGTTGGCCGACAGGGCCCGCACCTGGCTGGGCACGTCGGCGGCCTTGTCGGCCACCATGATCGCGTTGCGCTGCTCGGTGCTCAGGCCTTCGCGGCCCCCGCGGTAGAACGCGGCGACGGCTTCGTGATAGCGCTTCTCGACAGCTTCGGCGTCTTCGGCGCGGTACTCGGTTTCACCGCTGCCGTCGTTGTCGTCGATTGGGGTCTGGTGGCCACCTTCGGCGGCGACTTCCTGCATCCGCACCTCGCGCCCGATCTGCTTGTTGACCTTGTCAACCTCGGCGGACAGCTCGTTGAACTTGCTGTCTTCGGCTTCGTTGAGGTCGCGTTTTTCGCTGGTGGCGTTGTCCAGCGTCTGGCGCATGGTCTTCTGGATCTCGCCTCGTTTTTCGTACAGAGCTTTCAGGGACATGGTTGGTTCTCGATATGAGTGACCGCGCCCCAGAACGGGGAGCGGAGCCCGCAGGACGCGGGCGGGGAATCACCCGCAGGACGCGGGTGGGCGATGCGCCAGAACGGCGCGGGGGAGGGGCGACGGCTTCAGCCGGCTGGGTAGCGACGGCTCCAAGGGCGAGGCGTTCGCGGTCGCGAGGGGTGGCCGCCCCAAAGGGGCGGCCGGGTCAATCAATCAGGGTTGGTCGGCGATCTGGCGGCGTAGCTCTGCGCGGCGGCTTTCCAGCCGCGGCGTGCTGTGGCGCTCGGCGATGATCGCGCGAGCACGATCGGCGGCCGAACCGCCGCCGCCGGCGTTTCGCGCTTCGATGTCGGTGTCGGTGTAGGCGGGGATCGGCGTAGCGGTCACCTCGACCAGCCGGGCCTTGGTGTGCGTGCGGATGACACGGTCGGTTGCCTCGTCGTACTCCATTTCGTCTTGGACCGGCTGAAAGCCGACCGAAACGCCCTTGCACTCGCCGGACCGCACAAGCTCTAGCACGTCGTCGCCGGCGGTGGTCTTGGCTACGTCCAGCTCGAACCGCAATTCGGTGGGTGAGTCGATCAGCCGCAGCGAGCCCGCGGCGCTGCTGCCGATGTGGGCCATGTCGTTGTGATGGAACAACGCCCGCACGTTGCGGCCGCTGGCGAGCGAATCAGTGAAAGCGCCCGCCGCGAACTTCTCGGTGTAGTAGCGGAACTCCGCGGAGCTGCCGTAGCGGATGGCCACCCCGACAAGTCGGCGGGACGGCTCACCGCCTTCGCCTCCGTCTTCGGTGCGGATCTCGGTGGCCTCACAACGGAATCGCAGCTCAAGCGGAGCGTCTGCTGGGGGGGGTGTCTTCATGGGTTTCGGGTCCAGATTCGGCCCCCAGAGCGGGAGCAGGTGCCAGAACGGCGGCGGACAGAACGTCCGCGGTCTTCGCGCATATCGACCGGATTTCGGGGCTACTTTCGGCCGCTTCGGGCCCCTCCAGGCCCTCCAAAGCCGCCCGGCGCTGGGCGCAGTAGTCGGCGATCGCCTCGCCCTCCACCCCGGCCCCGTCCAGGGCACGGCGGAGCACCAGCTCGTGCGCGTCGTAGAACTGGGCCCCCCACGCCCGTAGCTCGGCGGCGTCAGCCGACTTCTTGGCGGCCCGGGTCAGCGCGTTGTTTTCCTTCGTGGCCATCCTCTGCACGACCCCGCGCAGCAAGGCGGCCCGTTGCCCCTGAGCATCGCCGGCGGCCTTGCCTTGGTTGAGGTTCTGCAGCAGGTCGTCGCCGCCGGGCAGCGGTTGCAGGTCCAGATGGTCGCGGGCTTCGTTGGGCGTCATAACCGGGGCGCCACCGGTGGCGCTCGACACGGCGTCGATACGGTCCTTGAGGCTGCCGCGGATGCTTGCGTCTAAGTTGATTCGGATCTTGAGTGTTCCGCGTTCGTCTTCGCGCAGGAGCGTTTGCTCTAGGGCCTGCTCGATCTTCACAACCCACCGACGGAGCGTCTGCTCTGCAAACTGGCGGGCCTGTTCTTCGCTGTTGCCAACGGTGGTTTTTTCCAGGTCGCCGATCTTGTGCGGCGGCACCTGATAAAGCCGGGCGATCTCGCGCAGCTGGGTGAGTCGCTGTTCGTCGGCTTGGCTCTCCTTCGGGCTGTAGCCGGCTTTGTGAACTTTCAACCCGGGCGCGGCGGCGGTCTTGTGGGAGTTTTGCAGCCCCTCGTATTCATCACGCCATAGACGCTTGAACTCTTCCAGCTGCTCGGCCCTCATCGGTGGAAGCTCGACCACGTTGCCGATGTTGGCGCCGTTAGTGAAGAACGTCTCGGCGAAACTGTCCAGCGCCAGCGCGAGGCCCACCGCACGGTAGCCGCAGCGGAGCGGCGACAGGCCGATTAGGCCGTCCCGACTCATGCCGCGGACATGCACCACCCGCTCGGCGCCGATGGTGCGTTGTTTGCCGTTGACCTTGACGTGATAGCGCAGACGGCCCCCGCGCACCTGGGGACGGGTGTTCAGCGAGCGGAGCGGCAGCAAGCCCCGGGGATCGAAGGTGAGCGGGTCGCGGTCAACGAACAGGTATCCATTGCCCGTGGTCAACAGGTTTACGCTCAAGGCTTCGAGCGTATCGGAACGGGTCATCATGTCGTTCGGGCGGCGTAGAACGATCGCGGCCGGGTGGTCGCCGACGATGGCGTTGCCGTCGATGCGGCGAACGTGAATCGGCAGCGTGCCCAGCGCCCCGGCGATGACCTGCACGCACGCCCACACGGCGGTCGCGGTCATGGCGGTGTATTCGTCGATCTCGGCGCCTTCGTTGGTAAAGCCTCCGCCGTGGCCGATGGTGGCAAAGCCGCCGAAACCGAACGCGCCGTGACCGCCCAACCACGGGGGGAGTTTCATCGGGTCGTGCGGTTGAGCGGCAGCGGATCGGCGCAGAATCGGGGGGACCAGGTCGCGCAGTTTCATAGGATCACCAGGGGGTTGAAGTCGTAAGTCGGGTGTTTGCTGCCGTTGTCTTCTTCATCGGGAACAACAAGGGCGCAGAACATGGCGTTAATGGATGCGGCGACGCCGTCCACCTTCGCGGATCCTTGCGGCTTGTCGAGGTGCAGGTTTTCGTTCGGGCCAACTTTGCGGGCGATCGCGTTGCCGAACATCCACGCGGCGACGGGGTCGTCGCCGGCGTTGAGTAGGCGGTCGGTGATGAGCACCTGTAGCTGCTGCATGGGCACGTCTTGAGATCGCCAGCCCTGACCCACACCGACGGCCGGTAGGTCGTCGTCGTGAAATAGATCCTCGGTGAACTGCCAGCCGTCGAATCCCCGGTCTACGCCGATCTTCACGGGGTTGAACTGTGCGGCGATCTTCTTGAGATCGCCGCGGACAATGGTGTGGTCGGTCGTGTCGCCATCGGTCACGCGGATGAGCGGGCGATCACTTGGGCGCGAGGGAGCCAGTGCCAGATTTTGAGATACCACGTTGGGTCTTCATCGTTTCCAGGCCACACCAACGCCAAGCTCGTGAAGTCGCTGACTTTGGCCAGGTCGAGGCCGGCGTAACACTCACGCCCCGCCAACTTCGCCACGTCGAAAGGCTTCTGGCACGCCTTCCACGACTCGGGGTTGATCCAGCCATTCTCGGCGCCTACCCCGATGTTCATGCGGTAGCGCCGGAACTCGGCTTGGGCGGCGGGGCCTTCGGCGAGCGCAGCCTTGGCGGTCTTCACCAGCTTGGCGACGGTGAAGCCGGTAGACCCCGCACTCGGGTTTGCCGCCAGCAAGGCCTTTTCGTCGTCGAGGGCCGCGTCGGCCGGGGCTTCGTAGATCCTCGGCATGTGGTGAATGTCCACTACGTCGCCGTCTCTCACTCGCTCGCTGTAACTCTTGCGGTGGCACCACAGGGCGTCCGGGTCGATCACGCCGGCGGTGGTGGTCTCCATCCAAAGCGGTTGACGACGCGACGCAGACGCATAACGCAATGCCCCGTACAGCTTCCGCGATTTCATCGCGTGGACCTCGTCAAACAACACCGCGCCGGCGATCATGCCTTCGGCCGACTCGGCCTTACTCGAAATCAGTTGAAGAAAGGAGCTTTCTGCGGGATAGGTGATGCGCCCCGTGGTGGCGAGGGCCTTGCAGCGCGTGGCGAGCGCCGGGCACCCCTTCATCAGCTTGGACGCCTCTTGGAATGCCGTGCGCCCCGTCTTCTCACTGGTAGACGCGATGTAGCACTCTTGTGCTGGTTCGGGGCGACTGTGGTTGTCTGGGTCGGGCTCCGCGACGAGGCAGTACAAGAGCACACCGGCCCCGAGTGTCGTCTTACCGTTCTTCTTGGAGATGAACAAGAAGAGAGACTGAAAACGTCGAATGCCGTCGGCGTCACGCCATCCAAAAAGCGGCCGAATCAGGCCATCACATTGCCAATCCAGCAACGTAAACGGCTTGCCTTTGAACTTACCCGTCTGGTGGACGAGCCCCTGCTCAAAGAACTGCTGCGCGTGGTCGGCAAAGCGGTCGTCGAAGTAGCACCCCGCCGCTATGGCGTGCGCGTCCTGGGGCTCTTTGATTTGGTCGCGAGCTTTGGCCAGACCCTTGGCCCCGAGCGGTGTCTTGGGTGTGGGGGTGGGCATCAGGCCGCCCCCTTCCCGCCGGGGAACTTGAGGAAGGTGTCTTCGGGCTTGGCGTCGCCTTCGCCGGGCGCGGGCCCGAGCCGCCCGCGGCTCACCGCGGTGAGCCCCAGCTCCGCCCGCATCTTGGCGAGCTGCGTTTCGTACTGGCGGGCTTCTTTGAGATAGGGGTTGGGCGTGGGCTTGCCGTCGATCATCACGATGGGATCCGCGGCGGCGTCGGCCGTCCAGCACCGCGCCGCGGCGGCGTGCAGCCGGCAGTAAGCGGCCAGGCCGTCGGCGTCCAGATCGCCCAGTAGACCGGCGCGGGCCATCGGCTCGGCCAGCTCGTCCCAGTGGGCGCGGGCCAGCTCGTCCAGGTCGGCCGGCGGCTGGGGCGCGGCCCCGGGTTTCGGGGCCTGGGCCTTGGGCTGCCGTTTCTGTTTGCGGGTGTCTCCGTCGAGCGCAGCCGCGGCGGGCGTCTTGGGCTTGCGTCCTCTTACCACTGCGTGTTCCCCTTCCGCACGTCTTTGAGCACGGCCTGGCACACCAGGTGCCCGGTCTCGGGGTGGATCTCGTAAGGCGGATTGCCATTGAGTTGGACCACCAGGTAGCGGTAGCAGTCGCAGCCGATCCACCGCTCGATGATGTGGGTGTGCGCGGGTGCGAACCGCTCCCCGCTCATGGCGCAGAGCTGTGCTCCGTCCACGGTCACGTGGACGTGCAGCGCGTCGCGGTCGTCGGGCTCGAACGCGACCAACACGGCCACGCGCAGCATGCCGTGAATCCACGTCGCTTCCTCGGTCCGAGTCGGGGCCGGGCGCTTCTTGCGCCGGCAGCCGGCAATGCTGTAGGTGCCGCCGCGAATCATGCAGTAATCTCCCCGGCGATCGCGTCGCGGATGTACGCTCTGAAAAAGTCGTAGAGCGCCGGGTCGTCGCTGATTTCGATTTGCTCGAAGCTGTTGCACCGACGCAGATTCATCGACCCGCGCAGGACCAGGCGGCGGCCGTCGGCCAGGCCGATGAGGATCAACTTGGCGTGGTTGCGGTTGACGCCGACCGTGCCGCCCCGGCTCTCGACGGTGTCCCGCAGGTGGTCCAGCTCGCCCCCGTTCTTGCCGCGGAACATCTCCGACACCACGAACGTCACCGCCCCCACGCGGTCGGCGTCCATCAGCTCCGCCAGGGCCTCGGACTGCGCCCGGTTGAATCCCAAGGTCGCCACCATCAACTCGTCGCACCGGCAGCCGGCCAGGTCTAGGCACGCGGTGAGCATGTCCCACCCGTGATACTTGCCGGTCATCACCAGTACCACGTCCTCGCCCGGCTCGGGCAGCGTGCCGATGTGTTCCGCGGCGGCCTTCTCGCGCAGCCCGCGCACCAGGCGACGCCGCGCGACGCGGCGACGGGTGCGCGGGTCGCCGCTGGCGCCGTCGATCCGGCCCGGCGCGTCGGCCTCGGCGGTGCGCGGGGGTGTGCCCATGACGGGCAGCCCCGCGCCAAACTCGGGGGCGGCGACATTCACGCCGCGCGGGCTCTGGTGCGGGTGGGTCGGGTCTCGGCGGCCACGGCCTTGAGCCGGGCCAGCGCGACGCCAAAGTGGTGGTCGTCCTGCTCGATCCCGATGAACCGCCGGCCCGTCCGGAGCGCAGCCTCGCCCGCGGTGCCCGATCCCATGAACGGGTCGAGCGTCACGCCGCCGACGGGGCAGGCGACCAGCAGCTCGGCGAGCACGTCGGGATTCTTAGCGGTGGGGTGTAGCTTGTTCTTGCTGTCCACCCGGCCCGACACGATGCCGGGAAACGGTCCGCGGCCCTGGGCCTTGGGGCAGTGCCCGCGCGTGCCCCAGGCGACGTACTCGCATTGGTGCCGGTGATAGCCGGTATGCGGAGCTCGCGCCCCGCGGCCCTTGTCCCACGGCACGATGCCGCGCCAGGTCATCCCCGCGCCTTGCATCGCGTCGGTCGTCGCGGGGAGCTGTCGCCAGTCGGTCCAGATTTGGGCCATAGCGCCGGGCTTCATGGTGCGCAGCGCGGCCTGCATCCAGAACATGGACCAACGCGTCCAGCTCCGCTGGTCCCGGTTGTCTCCGTCGAAGCCGTGGTACTGCGTGCCCTCTTGATTGTTCAGGTACTTGGTGCGCGGGTCTGCGGCGCGAGCGGCTTTGTGCAGACCGCCGGAGCTGTACGGCGGGTCGGCGTTGACCAGGTCCACCGACTCGGGCGCGATCGCGCCGAGCGCGGCGAACGCCTCCGCGTGGTACAGGGTCAATCGGCCGTCGCGGCTTTTGTAGGCGGGGCGTGGTGCGGTCATGGGGTTCGGGTTCTCGCGTTGCAGCAAAATGGCGCGCCGGTTTTTCAATTTCGCGGCTGTGAAAGTTCTGCGGGGTGTTCGGTCTCGACCCCCGAACCTTCTGGGTTTCTTCCCCCCCCTCCCCCGGGGGGTGTGGGGGCCTGGGCGGCGTTACTTATTGGACGCGCCGAGAACTCGGCGCCTAATGGGGTGCGGCGGACGCCGCGGGGGGGCGGGGGTGGGGCTCGTTGATCCCCTCGGCCCGCAGTCGACCGGTGATCTCCGCGTGACACGGGGCGCAGACGCCCCGGCCGTTGGCCAGGTCCAGCCGTCGGCTGGCGTCGTGGCAGATCGGCACGATGTGGTCGGCGACGGTCGCCGACGTGAACCGGCCGCGGGCTCGGCAGACCACGCAGAGCGGGTCACGTCGGAGGATGGCGGCACGCCAGCGCCGGTGGTCGGCGCCGTACCCACGCGACGCGGCCGAGCCGCGGGCGCGGTCCTGCGGGTCAGCCGTCACGCCTCGGCGGCGGCGACGCATCGGGGGCACGCGACGGGTCACGGGGTGGATTGCTCCAGCACGGTGACGCGGCCGCGGGCCAGCGTCTGCGGGCGGCCGGCGACGTCGGCCTGCACGTCGAACGCGTAGCGATCGGTCCCCAGCTTGAGCCCGGCCGTGGCCGGGCCGGCAAGCTGGAACGTGAGCAAGGTGTCACCCGCGTCCTCGCCGACGGTGGCCACGCTCCCGGTGGCGGTGACGGCCGAGCCTTCACCTTGGCGGTCAGTCAGGGTCAGCGTGGCGGTGGTGTCGTCGGGCGGCAGCACGCGACCGCGGATTGTCCAGGTCAGCGCCCGGCCGTCGGTGGCGGCGTAGTGGTCGCCCCGGATCAGCTCGATAGCGGCGCCTGATTCGTAGACCACCGATCGAAACTCCACGGGGTGAGCGACGGCGCCCGCGAGCTGCGCGAGCTGCTGGGCTTGGGCGTCGGTCAGGGCTTGGGCGTCGGCGACGCTGGCGGGCAGCTCAGGCAGTCGCTGCTCGACCGCCTCGGCGGCGACCCGTGCGTCGTTGGCGACGGCGCCCACGGTGGCCAGCTGCTCGCTGGTCGCCAGGCTCGACAAGTCGGCGGGCGCCGGCA